TAAGGTTGCTCAAGAGTTTGGACTTTACCACCCGGAGGTTGTTCCGACACAGACCCAGATGACACAACAGTTCATGGTCAACAACTTCTTCCTTTGCTGGAGCGTTGTCTATAAGCAACTGTTCTCGCTTTCGATGCAGTATCTTCTGCCAGAAGAGATTGAAAGAATCGCAGGTATGCCGATTGATACCAACTTCACGGACAATCATGGTCAGTTTGACTTCATGGTTAAGTTCGACATCAGAGAGCATGATACGGATTACGTTCTCGAGAAGATGAAGACCCTCAACCAGTTCGTTCTTCCGATGGATTCCGTTGGTGCTATCGACAGAGCAAAGTTGATTAAGGCTATGGCCGAGGCCATCGCTCCGGAAACCGCCAAGGACATTCTTGTTGACCAGAGAACCGCAACCCAGAAGCAATACAAGGAAGTTCAGAATGACCTTGCTCTGATGATGCTTGGACTTGAGGCTCAATACACCGAGAACGACCCGCAAGCGAATCAGAAGATGCAAGCGATGCAGGATATCATGTCTAAGAACCCGAAGGCTCAACAGGCTTCGCAGGGAGACCCTGTGTTCCAAGCCCTGCTCCAGAACTATTCCAAGAACCTCCAGATGTCAATTAGCCAGCAACAGAATGCTCAGATTGGCAGAACTGGAGTTTCTCCGGTTGGCAACAAGTTCGCTCAACAGGCGCAAGCCGGTGAGCAGCAAGAACTTATAGAACCGACAGAGATGCAACAGGCCATTAATCCTGTTGGCATGGGTCAGCAACCTCAATAATCTATGACCGAACAACAGAAGACGGAAATTAAGAACAAGGTTCAACGCTCGCTTGTCTTTCAAGAAAGCGAACTCTGGAACTCCGTTATGTGGATTCTATCTGAAGCAATCAAGATGGAAAGCGACATGGCTATTAGTCAATCCATTGAGGAGTCGAAGAGAGCACACCAGTCTGGTCGTGCAGACGGATTAGTCTATATCAAAGACCTTTTAGAACAGACAAGAGAAGAAGCACTTCGTTTGTCTAACAGAAAAGGTTCTTGACAAGTGTTAATCAATGATTAACTTACAAATTAAGTTTCTGCGAACTCTAAACGCTGACTGATGACTACAACCAATGCCGATAACGGAGAGGCACAAAATCCCGTGGAAAATGCTATCGGAAGCATTCAAAATGAAGAAACCCTTGTAAGCCAATTACGAGGCATACTGTTCTCCGACGAACAAGATGAAGGCAATCCCGAGCCTGTTGAACAAGAGGGAGAAGTCCAAACGGAAGACAAGGGTGAACAAGTTGACGAACTGGGTGACGGCCTAGTTGAAGATACCGAACTCACCCCCACGGCAGAGGATGGCGAAGATGTTCTTTCACAAGTAGAGACGGATGATAATGAACAAGAACAGACCGGTGTTCAGAAGCGTATCGACAAACTGACTGCGTTGCGTAAGACTGCTGAAGAGCAAGTTGAAGCGATGCGAACAGAGGTCGAGCAATACAAGTCCAAAATTGCAGAGTTTGAGAAGAGCAGCGAAGCGGTGCAGCCTACGGCTGAAAGCCCCTTTGCGGACCTCACTACACACGATGCTATCAAGGGCGAGTATGAACAGGCGAGACAAATCAGATATAAGTGCGAAGCGAACCCAGAAGGTTTCCAAATTGGAGAAACATACTTTGACTCTGAACAAGTCAGAAATATGAAACTCAATGCCATGCAAGCGATGGAGGTCCACCTCCCCAAGCAATTGGAGTTTGTCAAGGCAAGAGAACAATGGAAGCCTGTTGCAGTCGAATCGTATCCTTGGCTTAAAAACAAGGAATCGAGCGAATACAAGTTGGCCCAGCAAGTGTTGAAGACGTTCCCGCAGTTTAAGCGTTTCCCGGATTTTGAATTGTTCATTGGCGACTATGTTCGTGGCTATACAGCCAGAACCAGTCAAATCGGCAAGAAGGGTGTTGCTATCAAGCAGTCCCCGCAACTTGCGGTTAAGCCTACCTCTACACAGACACAATCAAGCAGAAATGATGCCTCTGCGAGAAGTGTTGAATCCAGATTTGCAAAGACTGGAAGCCGTGAAGACCTGAAGCGAGTGGTGTCAAAATACCTCTAATACCCCCTAACCCCTAAATATCCACTACTATGGCTATGCTCACAGAACGCAGTCTTTCCGCCGCCAACAAACTTGGTCGCCGTGAAGAAATTGCTAACCTTATCTCCCTCGTTGATGCGAAGGACACCCCCTTTACCTCTATGGCGAAGAAGGGTTCCCAGCCCCAACAAACCCTGTTCCGCTGGCAGGTTGACTCTCTCCCCGAACCGAAGACAGATGGTGTTGTCGATGGCACGGATGTGACCAACGCTGACTTCGAGAACTTCGTCAAGACTGACACCAAGCAGTATCGTAACGAACTCGCCGCTTTCATCCAGATTTTCCGCAGACAGACCAGAGTTTCCAAACTCACCCAGTCTTCTGTTACGAACATCGCTGGTGTGAAGGATGAACTCGCCAACAATGTCGCCAAGGCTATTACGATGCTGAAGCGTGACATGGAAAAGACCTTCTGCTCGGATAACGAGTCTCAGGCCGAAAAGACTGTCGGTGGCACCGTTGTCCCTTACAAGACCCGTGGTCTGGATAAGTGGATTGTCAAGGCTGCCGATAAGGACACAAACGAAAACGCCACAATCGTTCCGGATGAGTTCTGCGTTCCCTACGACGCTGTTGACCCGACCAACTCCTCGATTGCCGAAGGTGCTCTGGCTGACCTCTCCGAGACTCAGATTCAGAACGTCCTTACGTCCATCTACAAGCAGACTGGTCAGTTCAGAACCTATGACCTCCTTGGCGGTCCCCTGCTGAAGAGAGCGTTCACGAACCTCGTCTATACCACGAAGGAATCGGCCGCTACCGGTCCCCTCGAGTCCCAGAGAACGAATAACAGAGACGCTTCGTCTTCGTCCTACACCTCCTCGATTGACCTCTTCGAGGGCGATTTCGGTGGTCTGAGACTGCATCCGTCCCTGTTCCTCAAGAACCATAAGGTCGGTTACATCATTCCGTTTGACATGGTGGAAGTTCGCTACGGTGGCAATGTTGCCGAAGTGACCAACCTCCCCGATAACGGTGGTGGCCCTGCTCGCCTCATCGAAGCCGTCGCTGGCCTCGTTGTCCACAACCCGCTTGCCTTCGGTAAGTTGGACCTCTCGTAAGCGAGGTGTCGGACTTTATCCAAAGTCTGGCTGACGTGATTCCCTCCAATCTCCGCAAGGAGGTTGAGAGGGAACTTCGTTTCGGTTGGAATCAACAAGAAATCAAAGCAAAGGCTGACGCTAAACAGACAGCCATCTATGGTCATGCAAATGCTGCAAAGGCAATTGAAGGCGTAGGCCAACTAAAAGCAAGAATCCCTGTTAGTGCGTTCCACTATTGGGGTCATCGACTCGGCTATGAGTGCTGGGAAGATAAGCAATTCGTCAACGAGTTCATTAGGGACAACCCAGAGGTAGCCGTCCGTAATCGAATGAAAAGAACAATGGTTAATGGTGCCGCTGGCATCTTTGACTCCTCTGGAACCCTTATCAAATGAGAACCATTGACTTCGAGACTATTCTCGCTCAATCACTTCAGATTGCCGGCCTTGACAGAGAGAATCTGACAGCCCAGTCATTTAGGCAGATTAGAGACTTTGCCAACTTCAGACTCAAGTTTGCTTGGGAGTATGATGTCTGGCCGGACCTCGTTCGCACCACCCTATTCCCTGTTACCAAGAGTGGAGCCATCTACTCGGTTAACATACCCTCTAATGGGGTCGTAGTTAACTCACAGGGCACGTTTAAGGTCGATGTGGGCGATATCATGCAAGTTACTGGTGAAGACCCCAGAACGACTGGAAGAGTCAAGGAAATCGGCTTCTCGACAGACGAGCAGGATGTGCTTGTGTCTGGCGACGTCTATACGACGTCCAGACGACTTATAATTGACAATGCTAACTATTCTGAAGTCTATTTGACATACAGAATCAACTGTCCAGAACTTATTGGCGAACTCTGGACTGAACAGACATATTACCCCGGACAGGTGGCATATTGGGCATATCAAAACCTTAAATACTTTGCACCTACAAGCGGAGCGTCTGCTGGAAGCAAGAAAGGCAACTTCTGGAAGTGCATAGTTGAAGGCAATACCGTGCCGAACCTTGGCAACCTAAACAACCCTACTGCCGGAGACAAATGGGAAAAGGTAAAGATTCCCGCAATCTTCGGTCAATACATCATCAAGGGCATTCATAGTGATTGGCTTAAGTCTGAAATGCAGATTGAATTCGGCATGAATGCAGACAAGGAGGCCAATGCTTTGCTTGACTTGGAGATTCAAAAGTGTATTGTCCAGCAAGGTATTCAGCCCAGAATGAAATTTAACAAAATATACTAATTATGTCTCACATTAAGATTTCCTCCCCCTTCTTTTCCAAACTTACGCACGAAGAAACCACAATCGGCACCGCTGTTTCTACCGTTATTTCTGCTGTAAATCCTGGCGAAAAGCGTATCCTGCTTGTCATTCAAAATAAGTCGACTGACGTTATCACGGCTATCCTTAGTTCTGATGTTACCGTTACGGTCGGAATTGACATTCAACCTAATCAGTTGATTTCCTTTGACAATTACAACGGCACCCTTCGTTGTAAGTCTGCCGGTTCTTCCAGCCTTGTTCATGTAGCCTTTGCTAATGTTTAATAGGCTCAGAAAGTTAAATGGTATTGGCAGAGCATTCTTTGATAGTCTGAGTTTTGCTGGGCAGCCGCCAGTCGTTAACCCTCCTTATGGAACGGTTCTTTCGACTGCTTGCGGTAGCGAAGTTGGACAAGGGCAACCAGACAACTACTACGACGCTCTTGGCAATCCTTGGAATGGAATGTTCAAGAAATATAACCTCATTGCAGATGGCAATGGTGGTTCTATGTGGGTTGGAGTTTCCGATAACGCAAATCCGTGCTACTATCCGTATGGATATGTAACTTCCGGAGTTTTCGATGGTGCTGCCAGTCTGAGTTGGAACTATGGAGGTGTTTCTGGAACCTATGTCTGGGGAGTTACTTGGGATTATTACTATTCCGACGGTGCTGGCGGGGAAGTTCATACGGCAGGTGTTATTGAAAACAACCCGCAAGGTTGGAACATTAGCGGAGAAAACAATTGGGCTGAAGGCTACATGGCCTATGTGTCAGTAGGACAATCTGCCTTCTGGTATAACTATGGTTACTACCTTGGTGACCATTTTTACAGCAACGATTATACTACAGACTGCTGGACCGTATCTATTGGTGGATATACTAATTATATCTATGCAGACGGTTACGGCGGAACCTTTGAATCTTTTGCCGGCGGTGGATGGAATTCATCTGGAATAATTGGATACTGCAACGACTACGAATACTATCACGATGGAAATGGGAACGTAACTTCTAATTACGTTGGCGGAGGCGGAGGCGGAGGTTCTAGTTATCCTTCTTATGGAACATACCTAGACGGAAGCAGCAGCCCTATTACGACCAACATTTCGTATGATGGATATGTAGATGGAAATTATCAAAGCAATAATACTGATATTTCAATCGGATACTCTTATAGCAATAACTACGCAGACGGCAATGGAGGTTCGTATAACGAGTCTGGAAGTTATTACGATTATGCTGACGGCTCGGACATCTTTACTGCTCCGTATGGAACCGAACTAAAGACTAACTGGGATTACAATGGTCCTGACGGTTCTTACAATGGAACTTTCAAGTGGGCTGACGAAGTTGGAGTTTGGAAGATTAACCAAGGCTCTACCTACATGGATAGACTTTACGTCGCACCGCTTGTTAGCGATGGTCATGTCATCTGGGAAAGTCCGGGTTGGGCTGGAGAAGGTGGCCAGTATAAGACTCAAATTATCCTTCAAAACGGTGCTTGGTTTAGCACCACAATCACATTCTAACTATGGCTAAAATTGACATCCCCAAGGGCTGGACTGCTTTCTTCCAACCTACTACAAAGAAGGTTCTTGGACTCACAGAGTTTAAGAATGGCGGTAAGGCTGATACGGCACTTACACTTATCAATAAGAATACCAAGGAAGAAGTTCTTGCTGAAATCAAGAAACTGAACCTTAATTACACCGAACCTACCAAGTAATATGATTATCGCATTTATCTCTTTTATTGTCGGATTTTCTGGCGGCCTTTGGGTCGGTCTGAAGAACGGCAAGTCCTCAAAGGTTGAAAAGGCCAAAAGCCTTCTTGACGAAATTACAGGAAAGTAATGGCTCAACAGGCACAGGGTAAAACTGGAGAACTTTCGGACGGGGACCAAGGATTCACTGGTTTCAATTCGAGAGACAATCCGACTGTGCTTAGTCCTGGGACTCTTTCTCTGAGCCAGAACTTCAGACTTAATAGAGGCATTGCTACGGCTAGAAAGGGGCTTAAAAAACTCCTTAACGTCAATACCTCTACTTATGGTATCCGTCATGTCGCTGCTTTTAGAAAGTCTGACGGAACTGACATAATAGTCCTAATTTGCAGGCTTGGACTTTACGTTTTTACTCCAAATACTGGTGCAATTACCGGACCTGTTCTATATAACTCCTATGGGACGATAGAGGACACCGACAAGGTTGACGCATTTCAAGCACTTGGTAAACTTATAATCCTCAGAGGCTTTAACAAGAAGCCACTTATCTGGGATGGCAATTCTACTATTACGGACGCTGGAACTACATCAAAGTTTATGCCTAACTCCGAACAGGGCATATATGTCAATAATAGGGCAATAGTTCAAAGTTCTTCTGATGAACTGTCCGTCTCTCACTATCTGAATATTGATAAGTTTGAGTTAATGGATGTGTTTAAGATTAACGACGGCTCCAATGATTCAATCACGGCTATTGCCCCTTGGGTTCTTAACGAATGGGTCGTATTCATGCGTAACCGCATCTATTACGCATCTGTCGGTGCTGGTGCGTATAACGCTGGAGACCTTCCTGTTGCCGGAGATTCTTATGTCAAGGTTCTCGCTACTGACATGGGTTGCGTTGCAAAAAGAAGCATCACACAGGCTGGCGGTGGAATGATGTTCCTGTCTGACTCTGGAGTGTATGCTTTCACCCCTCAGCAAGCCACTACGCCCGAAGGTATGCGTGCTGGCGTAATCGGAGAGCCTCTTTCTGCACCGATTGAGGATATCATATACCGCATCAATCAGAACCATGTAAGCAAGGCTTGTTCTGCCTATTACAATAATAGATACTATCTTGCCGTTCCGCTTGATGGTTCTACTGTCAATAACGTAGTTCTTGTATTCAACTTTGTTAATAAGCAATGGGAATCTATTGACACATTCCCTCCAGGGATTGACATTCAGTCCATGTTCACCGCAAACTATGACGGAAAGAAGCGACTGTTCTTTACCGACAAGGACTACGGTATTTATCTTGCCGAAGAACTGCAAGAGGGGGACAACTTCAACCATTCGACCATTAATAACGTGTTGCCGGTGATTCTCAGATTCTTCCTCAGAGATGAAATCAGATGGAGCATCTATCCTATTGATAGCAAGATTCATACACGCTCTTACAATTTTGGAATGAGTGAGGATAAGCGTTATTCGCAGGTTGAACTCGATATGAGACTGCCTTTGGCTACCTATACGAAGACCTCGTATATTGCTCAAAACCCAGACATTGAGGTTCAAATAGACGAGTTTGGTGCTCCCGATAACTATGCCAGCGTAAGAGACTTGCCAATTCGCAAAATTGCGTCATCTTGTATAATCAAAGTTCAGTCCTTTAATGGTGAGGCCAATATTAGGTCTCTAGCCATTACTGCGATGAGAACAGGAACAAACATCCGTTCATCCTAATATGCCTTCTCAAATCTCACCCCCTATCGAATATTTTGACGGAGACCCTATCAATGCGGAAGCGTTCAATGGTCATGTCAAAAATGCCACACTTCAGAACGGCTCTATTACAGAGCAGACTGCTATTACTGACTCCGTTATTCCTACGATTGACAGACTTGATAGCCTTGTTGTCTATGACGAATCTGAAGTTACTACGAATAAACTGAGAAAGGTGCAGGTTGAAAGTCTGTTTAGTTCTGGGGCTCCGGTAGTTGCCGATTACATTGAGACATCCGTAATTAACGCAGAGGCTGAATCTGACATTGATGTAACTCCCTATGTCGGCATCCTTGTTTCCGGTAAGAATTACTTCTCTTTAGACGGACTCACAGTAACAGTTACATCTACTGAACACGGATTTGAGTCTGGAACGCTGGTTGAGTTTTATAGTTCTTCTCCTGTTGACCATACTGGAAGGTTCCAGATTACGGTTCTTACTGCTGATACGTTCAGTTATAACAATGGTAAGACGGTTGCTGCTGCCGCCGGAAGCGGAGTCCTGTCCTACAAGAAGGCTGCTACTGTTAATCTGATTGGCAATCTTATTGTTAACGACGACTCTAGGGTTGCTGGAGATTCGTTTATTGGTGGAAACCTAAAGGTTGATGGTTCTGCCAGCGTAGGTTCTCTTACAATCGGAGGCAAAACTCCGCTTACCCAAGAAGACAGTTTCCTTGGAATTAACATAAAGACGGTTACGCTTCCCAATGGAACGGCTTTTGGAACTGTTGACTATCAAACACAATCGTTTAATGTTCCTCCTGGCGAGACTTGGACTTTTGTTTGGACTGCCATTACTGACCAATATAACTCAACTGGAAATACAAGACCTAACGTTGCCTATACTTGGAATATCTTAGTTGGAAGCCTTACTGGTTCGCTAGTTGATACTGCTGCTGCCGGGAATCAAGGATACGGAGGAACATCTTCTGTGTCCAGAAGCATTGTTGTAAGAAATGAAGGAACAACTGGAAATACGCACCAAATCATCTCTCCTACTGTTAATATGACATATGCTGGAACCATGAATCTTACTTGGTCTGCAAAGCCTCCATACGGATGGAGTAAGTGGGAAAAGGGTCATATTAATCTTATTTTATTCAGACAAAAAACTGCGTCCATTAACTACGGACATCCTCAAGTTCTTTAATTTTATGGGCTTTACACCAATCGCATTTAGACCGTTCATGAATAAGGGGAGTGCTGCTCCCGATTATGGCGAGTTCCTCACCAAAGACGCACAACAGTATTACAACGAAAGTGCCGGTGCCGTCGCTGCCCAAAAGAAAATCATACCTGCAACAATCAATGCAGAACGTGATATTCTTGGAGGCCTTCAGCAGTATCAAGCAGAGAGAATGGGCAGTCAGTCCAGAAACCTTCTTGGACAGTATGCCGATATGCAGGGAATGGCCAATGAGAGACAGAGTGAGTATCAAGGACAACTTCTTGGTATGTATGGTGGTGCTGGCGGAATGGCGACCGACTATGCAATTCAAGGTCTTGGTGCCGGAGGCCAAGGAGTGTATAATCAATTCATGCAACAGGCCAACATGGGTCTCGGCATGGGTTCTCAACTTAGTTTTGAAGACCAACAGGCATCCCAGCAGACCGCAAGAGCAGCGATGGCTGCTAGAGGTTTGACAGGAAATCAAGCGGTTGGCCAGGAAGTTCTGAACTCCTATCAACTCGGGCACCAGAGAATGCAAGAGCGTCAACAGATGGGTATGCAAGCGATGCAGATGGCTCAACAGCAACAGCAGTTTGGTCACCAAGCGTATCTTTCTCCCTCTATGCAACAGTCTCAGTCTATTTATGGACTTCCCTCCCTGTATGACAATACACAAGGTTCTTTCCAAAATATGGCTCCTCAGTTTATCCAACCCGAGTCTCAGTATCTTGCCAATATCCGTGGAAACCGCATCTCTCAAGAGAATGCAGACAAGGCGGCAAAGGCTCAGAATCAAGCGGGTATCGTTGGTGGCGTGGCAACCGTTGCGGCTGCTTACTTCATTTAATGACAAAAGAACAAAGAAGCCTAGAGATAATTCAGCGAGGCTTGTCGATGTCAAACAAGTCGGCAGTTGCTTGGTCTGGTGGGAAGGACTCTATGGTTCTTCTGCATCTGATGCTTAAGACTGGACGTAAATTCCCTATCATTTTCTTTAGGGAGCCGTGGCAACCTTGGAAGTATAAGTTCCAAGACAGGATAATCCAAGAGTATGGCCTTGAGTCCTATACTTGGCACCCTCAGTCTTCCTCGTTCCAGCAAACCGGAGACGAGTTTGAGGTCCAAAATGTCTATTCGTTTGATACAACCATTGTAACCTGTCCTAGCGGCATTACAAAGCCGGTGGACGGAAAGCCGTGGGTTTGTGCTATTGATATGCTCAAACGCCCCAAACAGATGAATCTTATGTCTGGTTGGGATATGGTTTGGGTGGGACACAAGGCCTGTGATAGCGACCCTATTTATGGTGGCGACGCTGGCACTAGAACTGAAGTAAGGGTAGTCCCAGGACAGGCTACAATGATGTTCCCCCTCCGAGATTGGACACACGAAGACATCTGGAACTACACCATCGCCAACAATATTCCTATTGACCTTGATAGATATGAGCAGGTTGACGGAAAGTGGGGCGAGAAAGTTGACAAATTAACCAACGTTGACTATGTTCACGCTTGCACCTCTTGTATTGATAGAAGGAATACGGCTAACAAGTTCGTATATTGTCCGAAGTATGACGGAGTAGTCGAAAACTGCTCAGATAAACTTCCTTGGTTCAACCAGACAATCCCTTCTTATATGAAGGACTAATTTAAACCTACACTTATATGCCTGCCCAAAATCAACCCAACCCCGGTGGTATGTTTTCCAGATACCAGTCTGAACAAGTAAATCAAATTCCTGCTGGATATATGGAAGGTATGTCTTCTTGGGGTCGTGCTGCTCAAAGCCTTGGTAGCAACATTGCCAACATGATGGCTCAGAACAGAGCAGAAGAGCAGAATACTAAGTCTAACGCTCTCAAGACCGGAGAGAACGCAATCAACGAACGAAAGGTAGCCGCCGCCGAACGAGCCAATGTCATCAAGGAGGGCATGGCTGATACTGAATCTACATACAAGGCATATACTGCTGTTCTTGCCGCCGATGAGTCTGGATATAAGAGAATTTCTGAAAGCAACAAGGCTCTTGATGCCCAATTGGAATACTTTGGCAATATCCTTAAAGAGCCCAAGTCTTCTGAGGCCGACAAAGCGGCAGCACAAAAGAAGGTCAACGAACTTACTCCGCTTAAGAAGCAAGCACTTGAGGGACTTACAAGATACCTTCAAAACACTCCTCCTTCTTACGACCAGTTCCTTACTGACAGAAGAAAGGCTGGTGCAGACAGACCTGTTATCAGAAACCCCGACGGAACACGTAGCGTCCTCAATCCTGTTCCTGGGGTCAAGCCCTTTGAGACCCCCGAGAAAAAAGGGTCTCCCGACAGCAAGGAACCTATCTCGTATTACACATCTCCTGCTTTCAATCCCGCACCTATTACTGGCGAACGACAGGGTGTTACAAAAACAGTAGCATACGGAGGTTCCGCAAAAAAAGTCGAACTGGTGGGGGGAAGGGTTTCTTCCGTCACTTCACCGGCGGGGAAGAAGACGGTTCTGGGAAGTTTTCTGCCTGAAGAACACCTTGCTGGTGCTACTGAGTTTTCTGAAGCAAGCGTTGATGCTTCCAATACTGATGACCCTCATCTGAATCCGCAGACTACTGCGGAAGAAAACCCTGCACCGATTGAAAGAGTTGAAGTTCCTGGCCCCCTTGGAAACAAGATAGTCCAGACTGAGCCGCTTAAGGCTATCGAGACATCGCTCACTCCGAGTGTTCCTGTAAGCGGGACAATCATCTTTGAAAAGAACACAGATTCTGCTGGAACAGTCACAAAGACTCCCAGAATCATGTTCAATACAAGTGCCCTTCAGAATGCTGATGGAACACCCAATGAAGTTGGAGTCAGAACGCTTAGACAACTAACTCTTATTAATGAAGTGTTACAGGGAGGAACGCATAAACTGGTCAAGCCTACTCAAGAAGAAAGAGATAGTGCCAGAGACTTGTTTGGAACGCCGGAGAACGCCTTTGACCTTCCCGAGATTTCTTCGGCTTGGGCTGTCGTCAAGAGAAACACCGACAAGGGTTACAAGGGTTTTGACTCTACTGCCAATAATTTCACCCTGTCATTCCAGCAGAAGTATGGGATGTTTCCGTCCCAGTTCATGGTTAACGGAGAACAGGTCAATCAAGAGGAAATCGTTGCAGATGCAAATGTCGCCCTTGAGTCCACCGCATCTGCCAGACTTGCTAGCAGATTTGAAAGCATTGGTAGTGCCCCTCAAAAGCCTACAGGTCTTCAAGAGTCTATTGATAACGTAACAAAGCAACTTGCTGAATCTGAAGAAAAGATTGCCAGACTTACAAAGTATCTCAGCAGCCCCCTTATTGTTGGGTCTGATGTCGAGACTTCTTACAAGAATGAACTTGGTGCTGAAATGAAGAAACTGACCGTTATTCAAGCGAAGGCACAGCAGAATCAGATTGTCAGTTCTAACTACGATATCGACCTCAAGGCTTACGAAGCAAAGCGTAACGCTGTTGAGCAAGAACTTAAGGTTGATAAACTTGCACAAGACCTAGCCACGGGCAGGGTTGAGCAATCCAAGGCTGTTAGAGTTCTCCGAGAGGGATGGATTGGAACAGAGCCAGAACATTTAGTCATGACCAATGGATTTATTGCCTCCAAACTTAAGTCCATCAAGGGCAAGACTGGTGCCATTCCTATGACTGACAGGGACGGCAATCCGATTATGGTCATTGACAGATTTGGCAACAAGGTTCAAAAGACATATCAAGACAGACTTGATGCTCCGGAACTCATGTCGCATCTTCTTAGAACTAAGCGTTATGACCTAATTGACTCCCTGTCTTCTGGTATGCCTAATGCTGAAAATCTCAGCAATCCGAAGACTGGAATCATGGATGCCCAGTTTAAGTATAACGAGTCTCTTGTTCCTATCAGAAAGTTGGCTGAAATGAACGACAAGTATGTAGCGTTGGCCTCCAAGGGGTTGACTGGTGAGGCTAAGTCCTACTGGAACAGAATGTGGTATGAAGCCGAAGATGCGGCTGGAACCACATATCAAAAGACGCTTATTGGTAAGATTCGAGAAGCAATTGTTGGTCCGGGCAATCCGTCTAACTATGAACAAGAGGTCATTGCATCTATTGTTCCTAATCCTACGGATGTCCTTACAAGACCCGAAAGACAAAAGGCTAGAATCAAGGCTCTGGCTACCATTGCCATTCTTAACCATTATAACCGAATGCTTGCTAACAAACTTGAGGCAACACCGGAAACCTATAAGATGTATAGTGACCAACTTAGTGGTGTTCTTGGATTCCCTGTTACTGAGGAATTCTTCACTGGTATGAGAAACGACTATACTAGGTCCAGACAGGTTTACTCGAACAATGAGGCCATTGGTAATGAGAACAAGTCTATTGCGTCTGACTACGCAAACCGACTGCTTGACACCCTTGAGGCTAGAAGTGCTCCTGCCAAGAAGTAGTATTAAATACTTGCTATTTATTGACAAATAAGGACTATAAGCAAATGGCTGAACCGCTTAAAACTACTCCGACAAAGTTGCCTGTCGAAGCCAAGAACCCAATCGCACCCTCCAAAGTAGATACTGCTCCTGTTGATTTGACAGTAAAGGCTGCAATTGATAATGCCAATGCTACAAAGGAGAGGCCTCCGTTTATTCCTATCCAAGAGGGTCAAGATACGTTCATTGAACCTGCCTTTACCATTCTCGGAACAGAAGCGAATTCACAGGCTTTCGCCAATATCGTCGACAAGAGCAACCCGCAGGGTGTCATTATTCACAATAAGGTTAAATATGCACTCAGGGACAAGGAGTCGGTAGATAAGAGACACGCCAAGTGGAAGGCTGACAGAGAACTGCAGGTTGCAGGTGCTCCGAGGGCTGGCGGACTTACAGATAGACTTACTGGTGGAACTGGTGTCACTTCTGCTAATCAAGAAACTAAGGAGCCAGTTCTTCATCCTTTTTCCAGTTACCTTACTTCGTTTGGCAAGACTGACGTTGAGGTTGTAAGCGGCCTTGCCAGAGCACAACTCAGAGCACAGTCGTATGCCGACAAATATGAAAAAGCCGGCGTTGCCAAACTAATAGAGTCTGACGATTCCCTGCTTTCTGCCCCAGATGCGTTGTTTGATGCCATGAAGAACATTCCTGGTATGTTTGCAAACAAGACGGAAGAAGAGTTCTTCAAGGCTGGTGCTGGTAGCAAGTATGCTGGCAAGTATGAGACTAGTCCGTTCCACCTTCTTCAAAGGAAGCATATGGGCAAGTATAAGGGAACGATGCATCCGTCGCAGTTAAAGATTAACATCGACGAAAACGGATTCCGACTTAACCCCAAGAACCCGGAACATCAAAAGATGTTCAGAGAGTATAACACTTGGGTTGAAAACCACCCAGACCTTAAGCCCCTCGTTGACAGAGCACAGGAAAACTTCAGCACAGTCGGCAAGATGCTGGTTGATTCTGTCATAAGAACTGTCTATACATCCGTCTCCTCGATTGGAGACCCGGAGATTGATTGGCATCCCGACTTTAAGGATGAAGACGCTAAAAAGGCACTAACAGACAAGTTGCTTATTCTTGCCTCTGCAAGAAGCAACGGAGAGGTTCTTGATGGATTTACTGAAGATACGGCATTGCACATGGTTGAGAAGAAGTTCGGAGAAACTGGTGCAATCGACATGGACCTGTTTGACGAAGATGCGAAGAAGAAGATGCCTGACATTTTGATTGAAGTTGCAAAGCAGGTCAAGGAACTCGATTCAAAGGGTGCGTTCAAGAAGGACATCAGAGGCCTGTCGTCGGCACTAACTGTCATGTCTTCTATGATTACTGGCGGTATTGGACTTGGAATGATGGCAATCAACTCCGACCCCAATTCTTACTCGATGAGAGTTATCAACGGCTTCCATACTGGAAGAGTATGGGCTGGTGCTGACTTTAGCCCTGCCGACCCGGATTCCTCCCTCAATATTCAACAGATTTACGAGCAGATGCAGATGCAGGGAATGAATACTGGTGCTGATTATGCTACTTGGCATCACCATCTTTCCAAGGAAGGTATCTTTGGCTCTGCGGTGATGGACACAAGATATCACGAAAATGGCAGTCATTGGCTTACTCCGTTTGAAGGTGCAGCCCTTCTTGCTGGCGGATTCAGAGCAGGAAAGGCTCTTACACTAAGAGGTGCCAGAGGTGCGGGTGTTTCCAAGAACTTCCTTGAAAGAATAGGCCTGCAGGAAAGTCTAGACGTTACCCTTGAAAGACTTAATACGCTCTCCAGACAGGGAGTTCCGTTTGCAGAGGGAATGGTTGACCTTGAAATCAAGGCTATGATTGATGACATCAAAGCACAGGGTGCTGCCGCAGGAGAAAAAATTGATGACTATGAGGCTATCAAGAGAGCCTATGAAGGAAGAGGAAGAGTTCCTCATAAGAGAGACCCTCTCAGAATGGTGAAGGCTCCGGAAGAGGTTCTTAACAGACTTAGTGGAATTATTTCCACCAAGGCTGAAAGCGTAGCCACGATGCGTGATGCAATCCTTGAAGCAGCCAGAGAGGGAAGAAAGATTACCTATAGCCCCAAGGTGATGGAAACCATCACAAAGGCTCGCAAAGCACTTCAAGAAGCGAATCCCGATATTGATTGGAGCGTAGTCCCAGATAGCGTAGTTTATGAAAGAATTAGAAACAATGCCATTCCTCTGACAAAGGGCGTTGAAACGCTTTCTCAAAACGAAATCAGAGCAATGTCGCAAGAGGTTGGAAGAGTTTGGAGAAAGGTTGATGCAAAAGACCTTGCTGGCTACAAGCGAGGACAGGCGTTGCCGATTCAAGTAAATTGGGTATATGACAACTTCTTCACCAACATAGCGACTGGCGCGCTGAGAACTGGTAGCAGATTTGCAAACTGGGTAGATGAACTTGAAAAGGTATATGGTAACCCGAGAAGCGGACTTAACGCTATTGGAAAGATGTCTAGCGCACCCGGAGTCGCCGCAAGCACACTTCAGTCTCAAGGCAACGGACTGTTCAGATTCGCAATGGCTAATGCAATCATTCCCGCACTTCGATTCATGGGAACGATAGGAGAGGCAGCAGAGTTCTTGCAGGATTTTGAAACCATGAACCAGAGAGCACTTGGTCATGACTTTAATTCCACGCTTCTTGGTATGCGTAATAACTACAACAGGGAGATTAGAAAACTTCTTGTCAGAAGAGCGTCCGTAAAAGGTGGAGATTGGAAGGAAATCAGAGAAAGACTTATTGAAAAGGGAGAGACAGTTGCACTCGACGAACCGCAGTTCATCGGAAGTTCTGTCAATGCCGACAAGGAACTTATTGATATTGATGCCAGGATTACCTACCTTGAGGCAAAGTCCCTTTGGGCGAAGAACATTCACGCATTTGGTGCCAATGGAGCACTTGCTGGTGCCACCAAACTATTCAGAGACGGCATGGTGTCATCTGCTAGCAATGAAATGTTGCTCGGAATTACTGACAATTTCGCAGGATTTGGTGGCGGAACAGCCTATGCTGGATTTGGAAGCACGACCAATGCAATAACATCCGGATGGACTGCTCACTTCGGAAAGAATGCAATTATCAGAGAAAGAACAAACCATGACTTCATGGAACTGAGAAACAGACTTGATAACATGGGTCAAGACCCAGCAGGAGATGTTCAGAGAATGAAACTTCTAAAGGTCATGGTTGCTGCCAGAGACAAGGCTGATATTATTTCTGCCGAGAAGGGCGAGAAGGCTGCCGAGGTGTTCTTTGCTAAGGAAATCGCAACTCTTGCCAATCTCTACAGAACCAACGCAGATGTTCATATTACAAATGCCGACGTAAGACAAGGGCTGGTTGCCTTGATGGAAGGCCTTCAATTGCAAGACCCGGATTTCGTTGATGAAATCAAGACTCACTATCTCAGCGTTGCTAACAAGATGGGAATGAAGGGCGATGCCGCTACTGCATATGCCAAGCAAATGCTTAGTGCTATCGTTGAGAGTAACGCTGCTACTGTTAGAAGCGGAACAATTGGCAAGGAAAGAGGATTGCTTGAAGCCGCAAAGCAGAGACTGATTGAAACGACTGGTGCTGAACTTGCAACGCTTAGTGCCGGTGCTGAAGTCCTTGCAAGAGAGGCTGGACTTAATACTGAGCAACTCTTTTCTGCAGGATTCCACACGACGGTAACGCAAGCAGAAAACATAGATACAACCTCTTACGGAATTCCTCACAAGGGAAGGCAGCGTCCTACTCCTTTTGGCGGAACGGACACGCCGATGCCGGAAATCATCGGAGGTGTGGACACAAGCGGAATGACTGGTCCAGTCATTGACAAACTCAAGGCCTTCAGAAGTGAATTCAAAAGAATCAAGGCACTTGAACTTGAGAACAACATCAAGATTAAGGACATTAACCAGCAACTTACCGACCTTGCAGACGAGGCTGGCCAGATTGGTAGAGTTAAGCGTATTGCTCCGTTCAGAGATGGGCAGATGACAATTAATCCGCTTGATGGCTCCTCTTTCACGTCTCACAAGAACGGCATTACCGTGTGGGAAAAGGACGGAAGAACCTCCGTGTTCGTAGATGAAGAGAAGTTCTCTATTTCCGATGCCAGAGAAGAAATAGCACACGCAATCTTCTATACCGAGAACATGAAGGATTCTAGAGCACAACTCAGAAACATAATTCTCGGAGAAATTACGGTTGACCAAAACGGAACCAGACAGGTCAAGTCCGCCCCGCTAATCGCTGAAACGATTGAAGGCTCTCTTGCCTTGATGGATAAGTTTGTTGATGCACACGCATCCACATTGAGCGAAAGTGATTCCGTGTGGTTTAAGGCGACTTGGAATAGAGGAAAAAAGAACTTTGAGAGAAATGCTGACGACACCAGACTGATGCAGTCCGTGTTCGTCGAGTTTGCCGGAAGACTCTATCAAGCAAGAATGGAACTTGCCAACCCCCACATGACCAGAAGCGACCAGCAGGGTTCTACTGGAGAGGGAAGCATTGAGATGGGAAGCATCCCAATCAGACAGAAGCAGATTACCGGAGAAGACAGAGAGACAAGACTGAAAAAGTTGACATCTGGAAACAGACTGATTAGCAAACTTATCCTTGGCGACTTGAGAGTTGAGGATATTGTTAATGACGGCAATCCTATCAACGCTACAGATGTTGACCTTGATGGTAAGCATTCCACCGCAAAGTTTGGAAACGGAGATAGCATCAGAGATGCCGCTAGATTCATCTTGGCATTCGGTGCTGGAGGAAAGATTGATGAAATGTGGAGATTTATCAGCGAGGAAAGACTGTCCATGATGGGTTTCATCAAGTCTGGAAATAAGTCTCCCGACTATACCAAGTTCTGGGAGCATGGTAAGATTCGCCATCCTGTCAGCGGAGAACTGCTTGACATTGACCCCGCCCTTATGGGTTGGGCTGAGCAGATGATTGCTCACACACGAAACAGGGGTAGTTCGCAGGATGTTGATGCACTTACTGACCTTGAATCCGTATTCAACGAAAGAGAAGACTCCAGCGATGGTGCCAAGCGTAGAAGACTGATGTGGGCACTTGCTTCTGGTCGAAAGAAGTTTATCAACCCAGAAACTGGAATGTTCAGAGCGTCTCTTGCTGAAATGATGCATTCTGAGTGGCAACCCCTTGGGTCTCTTATCCAAAGAATCATCACTCCCAGAATCGGAGAAGATGGAGACTGGTCCGGCATGAAGGTCAAGAAGACTGTTGACGGAAAGACAGTTCTTATCGGTGCTCCTAACGTTGCCCAGACAAGACGAATCATCGAACATATCAAGGAGAACTACGGTCAGTATTCCGAGGGCAATGAAGTTGTCATGAAGAACATTGCCATCTTCCTTGAGGCAATCGCAGACGGAAACAGATTCGACCCTAAGTCGAGAGACGTAAAGGATGGCGGTGCTCCGGGTTGGACGCAGGTGTTTATCGCAGAATACTCTGGCGTATGGCAGGGCAAGGGAGTTGGAACTACCAAGAAGACAAAGGTTGGCGGAACCATGCCCCAGCAGAGAATGCTTGTTCCGTTGAGAGTAATCATTAGAGACTCCAACTTGGATGCTCTCGGTAAGAAGAAGACCCCTAATGAAGAAAGCGGAGAAATGCCAGGTATGCCAGAGATGTATTTCGAGATGTATGACCCTGTTGCTGGAAATACAGCCAGAGAGAACGCATGGAATGGCAACCTGTTTGATGCTGGCGGTAGCAGATACTGGACAGAGAATCAGATTCGTAAGATGTTTGGAGACTCCAAGAAGAACCTTAAGGCTGCTTGCGACATGGTTCTTGAGAACTATCAAAACGGTGGTTCCATTGCCAGAAAGTCCACAGAAAGACCTCCGCAAGAATCTTGGGAAGTTCTACTTGATTTGGCTGACGGAAATCCTGGCGAGGCGAAAAAGATGGCTTCTATGGTCAATCGAATCCTTGGATTCCAACAGACTGATTTCATGGAACTCAACGCTCTTGAGCAACAACTCATCAAGAGCAAGGGAAGGGGTCTCCCTGCCAAGAAGGAACAGAGACTTGAAGACCTTCGTGAAAAGTTCAGCGAAGAGAATGAGAACGAAGACGGCAGGACGCCGCTTGATAGCATTACTGAAAAGGAAAGAAAGATGGCTGTCTTCTACGGAGAGCGTCCCAACCTATACGGACAAACTCCGATGAGAGATACTCAATCTCCTATCTCCCTGTTCAGAGCAGATAGATTTACAGGCGAAGCGGTTGCCCATGTCAATGACGCAGGACAGCCTCACAAGGTCAGATGGAATCAGTTTACGCAGGGATGGGGTAATGCAAACTACGCCTCCCAGAATTGGGTTCCGATGGCAGCGAAGCAACTGGCTGATACTGGAACTGGTTTCAATACTGGCCATAGAACAATCGTTGAAGGCATGACCCATAAGTCCGGCTATTCCCTGTTCAAGATGGAAGACCCTCAACCAGCCGACCCGAACAAGAAGCCCAACTCCGAATACTTCCTCCTCGACCCTAACAGAAAACTCGTAGGCAGAGGATATAGAAACAAGGATACTGCTCTTGATGCGGCTGAAGAACACGCACAAGGTGCCACCCTTCCCCCAGAAAATGCTAACTCCATAGAGATAGCGTTAAAGGGCGCTGGATGGAACCCGAAGGGTATCAACTTTGCTGGAAGAATCAGAAGCACATTTGTGTCTGCTGACGGAAACTGGAGGGCTGAAAGACAATATACTGGCGGTGCCAAGGGGTATGACCTTATTGATGTTAAGTCCGGCATTGTCGTGGCTGAAGGCATCAAACTCGGTCTTAAGTCTGACAGAAAGACCCCGATGATTGAAGACCTAAATGCGGCTGTTGAGGCTGCAATTGAAGGAGGAACAGTCAAGTTGAAGATGAGCGAAGCATTCCAGGCCAAGATTGGTGAAACAAGAGGTTTGTCTGACTGGACAATCATCCATCAAGACGGCAAGAAAAACAAGGTGTTCTTTGCCAGCGAGAATCCTGTGTATTATGACGTGAGAAAAAGATTTGCCGAAGTCCTTGGATGGAAGAAGGTCAATGAAATCACAAGAGAGATGCGTAAGGCTCTTGGCGACGATGTTGTGGCAAGGGACTCCGAGGCAGTCATCAAATGGGTTGAGGACTGGACACACAACTGGCATTCCGACCAACTCAGACAGATGGCTGAAAGAGCCTCTGCCGATGCTAGACTCGAACTTGATGATATCAACAAGACTGAAAGAGAACTCCTTGCGTTAAGACACGGAGAGCAACTCACTTGGAGCAAGCCTGTCGAGCCTCAGAAGCCTAAGGCTGGTGCCACAAACAAGGATATCGAAAAGTTCAACAAGGCTATGGCCAAGTTTAATGAAGAATCCATTGCTTGGACTAACCATCAAAAGGCAGTAGATGAAATGCCACTCAGCGAAGGAGAAGTAAACTACCTGCTTAATTACACAAAGAAACTCAAGACCAGAGGAGACGAGTTCCTTAGAGTTGCAACGCTTGGTGGAGCATTGTCGAACAAGGGCTTTGCTGCTGCCAGAGCAGAAGGTCCGATTGATGCTTTGACACTCGCTAGAAATGCAATGGCTGATGCCAGAGTCGCTGGCGAGTCTATCTGGTATGTCGAGAACTCTGGATATATCATCCAGCAACTGATGTATAAGGCTGAAAGGCCTACATTCGGAATGGAGATATCTCATAACAAACTGCTTGTCCTTGGAGACAAGAAGGCGGATGTCAAACAGGCCAACTATATCCTGTATTCTCCGGGTGGCCAAATCCTGCTCCGTGCAAAGAGCAGAGAAGAGGCGGTAGAGGAAGCATACAAGCAGAGGGAACCTCAATGGCTTAAGAACTTCATTACCAACAACGAAGGACTTAACCTTGGTTTCACCAATGAAGAAGCCATGAGACTGAGAAAGCACGGCATCCCCAAGAGCAATAACCCTGTTCCGAGCAGGGCTCCCGCTAACCGCTATGACAGGCCTGCACAACGATGAATGAGCACGACCAGTCAATGAAGGCGGTTATAGCGGACTTTAAGTCTGGCGGCTGGGTTGTCATAATCCTGGGAGCAATTGGTGCTTTTGTCAGTCTAGTAATGAAGAACGAAAAGTATCATGTGTTTGTTTGGGGAAGAAAGGTGTTTGCAGGAGCCTGTGTTGGCGTTATAACCTACTTTGCTCTCTACTACGTTGACATACTACCAATCTATAAAGGCATATTGTATTCTATTTCCGGTGCCATTGCTCCTGAGTTGTTTGACTTTATCAGCAATCGTGCTAGAAGTATGTTCTCTAAATCAGAATAACATGGGATTCCTAGATAGCATTTTCGGTGAAGATAAGCCTGTTCCTACGGCTACTCCTAACGTAAAGACTCCAATTAACAAGTCCCAGAGCGTAGAGACATTGACTCCCAACATCATAGTTCCTACTGCGACTCCGGTTCAGCCTCCTGTTGTTGATAAATATTATCATATTCCAGACAATGAGTGGAATATCCTTTTGCGTAATGAGACTGGCCCCAATAAGACCAAGGCACAAAGAGAAGCAGCATTAGGCGACCCTAGCACCAAGAATAAGGGTGTAATGCTTGCTGTTGGTCCGGCACAACTACACCCAGAGTTTGTCGAACAAGTCAATAAACTCATTGATGTAAGAGCAAGAAGAGGCGAAAAGGTTCCTCCTCACTTTACGCTTCAAGACAGAAACTCTACAGAAAAGTCAAGACAGATGGTTGACATACATCAGTATTGGATTGGTAAGGAGTTTGAGCAGAAATACGGAAGACAACCTAATAGCGTCGAGAGAGCACAACTGCACCAAGCGGGTTCTATGAAGAGTTTCAATAACGATTCAAATAAGAAGTATAGGGAATCTTACCTTGCGGCCAAAAGTGCCCACGAAGAAGAAGAGAAGCAGAATTCCAAGAAGAAATGATTAAGTCAATGTGCATCGCTGGTTTCTTGATGATTCTCTCCGGGTGCACTCCTGGCCAAGTGCCTACTGTCGTGATAAAAGACAACAAGGAGAAGGATGTCTATATAGACAAACTTGAGTCTATTGTTTCTGACGCTGGGGCTGGCATTACAGCCGTCTTGGAGGTTACCCCTAGCCCTTCTATCGTTTACTCGGTATTAGAGGCTGAGACGGCCAGATTAGGGGGTATAAAGCCCCCCACAGTTGCTAAACTGGCTGAAAAAAGACTTATCATTAAGAACAACGATGTTAAGGCAGTTGCGAAAGATAAGATTGAAGCCGACAAAGTTGACAAGGAAACCACTATCCTCTACAGCCGAGTTGAGGCGCTTGACAGAGAACTTGCCGAAGCAAATCTTGCCAAAGAACTTGCCATCGAAGCGGAGAACAGGGCGGTCAAAAGCGAGCATCTGCATATGATAACAAGCGTAGGCATTGCGATGTTTGCGATAGGAGTTTTCATAGTAGCGTTCACAACTAAGAAGATTGGCGGAGGAATCGTAGCAGTATGTGGGGCCTTGGCTACGTCCGTCTCGTGGATTTTTGACAGTCATTGGTTTAGTTGGATTGCCGGATTTGGTGTTGGTTTTATTGTCTTAGATATCGTTGTTGTCATAGGCAAGAAGAGCCTAGACTACATAAGGGCAAAAAGAACTGGACAAGGTAAGGATGATGAGCAACCTAGTAACTGAAGATAGTTCAGCCGTGCAGAGGATTGTTGCTCATGTTTCGTTGTTATCCGTTGGGTGCTGACCTTTCCGAAGTCTCCCCTTTAATCCGTTACTCCTGCACGAACGGACAGGGAGCGTTTTATCAGTTCGAGTCGGACTAGTTCTTTCTCGGTCTTACTGGTGTTGGCGTTCTTCGGAAGTTGGAGAGCCTCCCAGTAAGACTTTAACTGGGTATCGTTAAGGCGGGATAGTTGTCCGTCTATCTTCTTGGTCAACTCCGAGCGAAGCGACGGAAGGTTATGTCGTGTCTTCATCTTGGCTAACGAACGACAACTAACGCCATACTTGTTTCCGGCATCACGTGCCGTAAGATTCTCGATGATGGCTAGACGATAGACTTCGATGAGCGAGGCCATTAGTTCTTGATTTTCTTGTAGTAAGGGATGCTGATGATGGAACCGCTTTCAGACTTAACACGGAACAACTTACGCTCCAACTTGCCCTCCTTGGCTAGTGCTCGCAGTTTCTTACGAACAATCCACAGGGAACGATTCATCTCCTTGGCACATTCCTGCGTAGAGAAGAAACCCTTCGGGATTTCGTCTATGCTCTTTTGCTGAAGTTCCCAGATGAGAAGTTTAAGAAGTGCGTTTGGTGTTTTCATTTTGTTTGTTGTGTCTTGAATGCCAGTTACGGCAAGTTGTTTTTCGGTCAATCCCCTCTCTGACGCACCAGTTATATACTACCGATGTGGATGAGTTAACCTTTTTGGCGATGTCCTTATATAGCATACCCTTCTTGGTCATTGGAAGGATAATCTCATGCCATTTGGATTTATCGACATTCGACCAAGGTTTCTTATGGAGAAGTTTTATGCCAAGTATCTTAATCCATCGCTTTAAGGTATCTTCTGATATGTTCATGGCGATAGCCATATCTACCATATTAAGTCGCTCCTTCTCGTTAAGACGAATCAGTTCCTTCTCTGCGGCAACAAGACGCATGAGAAGTCCTTGAGTAATGGTATGATTATTAAACTTAACTGTCGGGTGATTATTCCCCATTTTTGTGAGTCCAAGTGCGAACATCCTTGGTCCAAATCCAGCCATTGTTGAAGCGATGTGCCTGCCAGACCTTCCATTCTTTGCCTTCAATTACGCCATAAGTCCAACCAAGACCCCACATAGATGTGGCCAGTCGGTTCTTTGCGTAGTCCATTTCGCCCTTTTTGCACATACATCCGCCGGAGAATCCAACAACTCCGCCATGACGCTTTGCATTAGACTGCTGGATGCTGTGGATATGACCCATGATTACGGCACCTCCAACCTCTCCGTAGTGGACTGCGTGTTCTTGGACTGCTCGGGTTCCGCAGGTGTAGCCATGCACGGCAGTAATAGGCCCAAGTCGATACACGCCCTTGTCGGCATGGTAGGGAAGGATAGTCTTACACTTGTTCTGACGGAGGGTTGACTTAATCTTATTATCAAGTTCGAACGCATAGTCTCGAATGACACCGCTGCTGCTTCCAACCATCATCTGGTGAAGGCGGTCCTCATGGTTTCCATACAGGAATGCGGTAGGCTTCATTGCCTCGATGAATTCAAAACCACACTCGACGTCATCTATCAATGACTCATGTGATTCGTTATCCGAGTTAGAGACTCCTCGTCGGATAGAACGGAAGTCGAAGCAATCTCCAAGATGAATGCGATGCTGGGGCTTGAAGTCCTTGATGAACTCTTTAAGGCCTCCGAATGCAACAGGGTCGCACATATCACCGTGGTTATCTCCTACACAAAGAAATGTCTGGTATTTTTTCATAGTAAAATCTGTTTGCCCCATTGTTCAGCCATAGCGTCTGCTATGCCTTGAAATGTTCGAGAACGCATTTTAGCACGTTCGTCTTTGTTAAAACGGAAGGATTGGTAATGCCACATTGGGTCTTTTGTGCCGTCTTTATATACATAGTATTCTGGTTTTACTATGTTAGTTGGGACAAGTAAAGGTAAATTCTTTAGCCAAAGTCCGGTTCTTTTAGCATGAGGTTCACCGAATTGGTATGGCTGTATGTATTGATTCGGGGGTCTGAACTGTGTGGTAAGGACACCCGCTGGGTTCTCCATACACACCTTATCAATGTTAGAGTTAAAAAGGTTAACGGCAAACGCGATGGCATCCTGGCGTTGCTGCGGTCTGTCTGGATATCTGTCCTTATACTCTGGTTTGAACCAGCGATTTCCGCTGATAGTAAGATATGTGCAAGGGGGATGGCATATCATCAAGTCCCACCCTCTGTCAATGATATCAAAGACGCTTCCAACGTAATGCTCTCCGGGCTTTTCAGTCGGAAGAAGGTCGCAAGACATTGCATAATGCCCCTGTTTCGTGAACGCATCACGAACTGTTCCAGAGAACTCGCAAGCGACCAACACTCTCATGGAGTTTGATTCTTGTTGAACCAGTCAATCCATTGCTTCTTGGCCATCTTATACTGGACTCGATACAGTTCGCTGTTGGTCACGGAGTCATGAACATCCTTGATAGGTTCCGGCAGTATGAATGCGAATGCCATACAGAAACCCTTAAGGTTCTTTCTGTCGTCAGACAGTTTATCGTTCTCATTTCTGAGTTCGATGATGGTCTGCTCAAGCAACTGAAGGTGAGTCCAATGCTGTTCGTCCTTCTTTTTCATCGTGCTTTTCGGAGTTGCTCTACTTCAATTTCAAGAAGTGCATTATCAGCAAACAACTTCTTATACATATCCGCTATCTGACGCTTCTCCGTTTGACATACAGATAGTGTCATCTGCAGGTCAAGCAGTTCTTCAAGTTTCTCGACCGGCATTGACAGCAATAGTGCTGCCGCACGAATCGAGTTATTCTGTTGCTTCTTCGTCATTGTCGTTGAAATCTTTTGCGTGCTTGGTTAGGTCAGGATGGATACGTTGACCGCATTTAGGACAATACTCACAGGTATATCCGATGAAATCTTTAATATCACCATCAGCGTATTGGACTGACATATATGGGCCGAATATACGAGGATTGAATTTTTCAATGTGCTTGCAGTTTCGTTTGGTCATTTTGTTTGTTTTGAAACTAGCCCCGCTTGGAATCGAACCAAGATAACCCGCTTAGAAGGCGGGTGTTCTATCCGTTGAACTACGGGGCTGTATCAATTATTTGTTAGAACGGAATAGCGTCTTCGGAAGGTTCGTCGTCAACGGAGTTGCCGCTTTCGCTGTTCTTCATGGCCCACAGAGCCTGTGCAGACGACTTAAGCGACAAGTCCTTGATGCCGACCTTGCCGGTCTTTTCCCAAGGCTTAGGTTCCCACGTATTCGCCCAGTAGTTGAGGTCATTAAGAGGGAGGTCTTGAAGAGCCGTGCCCTTTGCCTTGCCAAACGGAACAGGCAGGGAGAAGTCAACCTCTCCAGTCGCTAACTTAGAAGCAGACGGATTAGCGATGAACTTACCT